AATCCCTGGCGCGGCATTGCGCCGATTGCCGCGCTGCGCGCTACGATCACGATTGACCTGTTTGCGATGGCCTGGGCCAAGACGTTCCTCCAGCGCGGGGCGCGGCCCGACTATGCCCTGGTAGCGCCGCAGGGCATCACGCAGACCGAGCGCGAGCGGTTGGAAGCAGAATTGATGTTCAAGTATTCCGGCGCGGAGAACTGGCACAAGCCGGTGGTATTGGAGGAAGGAATTACCGACATCAAGACGTTTTCGTTCCCGCCGGCTGATATGGAGTGGGTAGAGCAGCGCCAGTTTACCCGCGACGAGATCGGGGCCTTGTTCGGCGTGCCCGATGAAATCATGGGCTACGGCAAGGACACCTACGAAAATTTCCAGACCGCGCTGGAAGTATTCTGGACACTCACGCTGCGCCCGCTGACCGCGCACCGCGACGAAACGCTGACGCACTTTTTTACCAACGTCCGGCCCATGCTCGCGCCGGGGGAGCGCGTCGAAACCGACCTGACCGGCGTCGGCGTGCTGCAAGAAGACAAAGCGCCCAAGGTCGAAATGGCGTCAAAGCTGTGGATCATGGGCGTTCCATTCAACCAGCTTGACGAACAGCTACAGTTAGGGATCGGCCCCATCCCTAACGGTGAATTTCCCAACGGGACGGACCCCGCCGAGGCGCGGCGCGTAGCGGAGCAGATGCAGGGCGGCGGGGGAGACGGCGGCGGCAACCAGGACGGCGCGCCGGATGACATGCCGGATGACATGCCGGATGATATGCCGATGGATGGGGAGGACGAGGAGGCGCGGGGCGGCGACAAAGCCCACCGCCCTTTTCTGCCCAAGTCTGGACATTTTACCCCTGAGTATATCAAGGCGCTGTTGCTGCGGCTTGACCCCGACGACGACGAAGCGGAGCAACGCATCCGTGCGGCACTGGAACGGCGTTCGGCGCGCGAGTTGGGCCGCGTGCTTTCCGACATGCTGGAAACGCTTTACCCCGATGGCTGGGGCGGCGATTGGATTATGGCCGAAGCGGAGGCGATCCGCGTACACAATGCGTTTCTGAACGAGCAAAAGCTCAAGGATGCGCTCGCCCGCGCTATTCTGGACGGCGCAGACCTGGGGGTTAGCGTAGGCGTCGCGCAGTTGGAGAGCATCGGCTTTGGCTTTGACTGGACGTTGGCCCACATCGCGGCGCGCGACTGGGCCGCGGCGCACACTGATGAAGTGCTGCGCGAGATTGCCAACGTATCGGGGCGCGGTGTTGGGCAGGCGGTAGGACGCTGGTTCGACAACGGCGAACCGCTGGAAATGCTGCGGCAGGACCTGGGGATATTTTTCAGCCCTGAGCGCGCCAGGCGGATTGCAATTACAGAGGTGACGCGGGCGGCTCAGAAAGGGAGCGAGGAGTCTTGGCGCGAGAGCGGGGTAGTGTCGCGGATGGAATGGATCACCATGCGCGATGAACTTACATGCGTCCAGTGCGGGCCGATGCATGGACAGCAAGCGCCGCTGGGCGGAACATTTGAAGACGGTGTTCCGGCCCCGCCTCGACATCCTAACTGCCGCTGTTTTACGCGCCCCATCGTAAAGGAACCCAACAATGGTTGAGATCACGATCACCGGCACGGACCAACTGATTGCCCGCCTAGGCCGCGTCGAAGGTGCGAACATCCTGCGCGACCCCATGCGCCGCGCCGTCCTGCGCCTGGAAGCGGCCATGAAGGAATATCCACCGGAACGCCCCGGCCAACGCTACGTGCGTGGGCGCGGGATGCCGGACGCGGACGGAATCGTGCGGCGGCTGACCTCTGAGCAGTTGGGTAAGAAGTGGACGACGCGCATCAAGCAGGAGGGGGAATACCTCGTTGGCAGCGTGGGCAACAATGCCAGCTACGGGCCGTTTGTTCAGTCGCGCCGTTTTCAGGCGCGCGTACATCAGGGCCGCTGGCGCACCGACGAACAGGCCATGAACGAGAACGCGGCGGCAATCATCGGTGATTTTGAAGCGGCAATCCGCCGCGCGCTGGGCGGCTGACCTATTGACCTGGCCGCACACTTGTGCTAGACTAGGCATAAGCTAATCTAATATCTTGGAGCGCACAGACGCCTGACCGTTGGGGACATCCCCGCGGCTCAGGCGTTTTTTGTTTTTCCGGCATTGCCGGGGCCTGGGGCGGGGGATGACCATCCAACACAAGACATTTACGGCGGAGCTAGTCAGCAAGTCGGACGGCGGCGGGCGTATCGTCATATCGACTGCCGATGTAGACCGCGACCGTGACCGCGTTATGCCGCGCGGGGCGATTCTCGATAACTACCTCAAGAACCCCGTTGTCATGTGGGGGCACTCCTACTACAACCCCGCCGACATGATCGGGCGCGCTACGAATCTGGAAGTGACCGACGCCGGCATTACCGCAGACTTTGAACTGCGCCCCGCGGCCAACGACCAGGACCCGCAGAACATTGTGCGGCTGCTGTGGGACGGCGGCTGGGTACGCACCGCGTCTATCGGGTTCCGGCCTATCGAGATGACCCCCAACGAATTCGGCGGTAACGACATCCGTGCGTGGGAATTGCTCGAATTTTCGCTCGTGTCCGTGCCGGCCAACCAAAGCGCGCTGCGTCTGGCGGCTAAGGCGCTGGACGCGCTCGGCCCGCCGGAAGCGGACGCCGCACCCGGCGGGCAAGAGAAAGACGTCGCGCCGGTAGTGGAAGCGCCGGCAGAGGAGAGCGGCAAGGGGAACGACAGCCAGCCGGACGCGCCCGCGGAAGGCGATACCGGCAATGCTGATGCGATAGAGGCGGTCGCGCAGGAGTTACGGCTCGCCGCCATTTTGCAGGAGTTTGTAGCGGCCATTCGGCCTTATTTGCAGGTGGAAGGCGTCTAGGAGGCGCGAGAGCAATCATGAGCACACCGTATGATGCAGTGCTGGCGCAGATGGCGGAACTGACGAACGCCGTCAAGAGCGCGCCGAAGCAGGAACTCCAGTGGGAGCAGATTCAGAAGCAGTTTGGCGGGCAGATTGACGCCTACGTTGCGCAGCAGGTCGCGGCGGCAATGGCCGCGCAGCCGGCATTCCGCAACGGCGCGCCGGTTGCCCACGACGGGCAGACGAAGGCGGGACGCTATGCCCGCTTCCTGAAGTCGTTTGAGCAGGGGCAGGCGCACAAGGCCGCGGGGATGACCTACCAGCCCGTTGACCTGCTGCTCGCCAAGATGGTGCTCGATGGGCAGATGAAATATTACAGCCCGGCAATGGGCGGCAACGCGGCTAAGCCCGCCAGCGGCGACCTGGAGAACGCAATCAAGGCGCTGACCTCCACCGGCTCGGCTACGGGCGATGAACTGGTTCCGACCAGCCTCGCCGGCCAACTGTGGGATGACTTTTTCCTGGCGTCGCGCATCGTCTCGACCATGCAGCGGATCGACATGCCCACGAATCCGTTTGACGTGCCGCTCGGCCTGGGTGCGGTGACGTGGCGCAAGGGGACGGAGAACACGGCGACGACCGCCAGCGACCCCGCGACCGCCAAGAGCACGCTGACCGCTACGGAGTTGATCACCGAGCAGAACTGGTCCTACACGCTGGACGAAGATGCCGCCATTGCGATGGCCCCGTCTCTCCGTATGCGGCTGGCGCAGAGCGGCGGCGAGATCATGGACGCCTTCGCGCTTAACGCCGACGCGACCAACGCGGCAACCGGCAACATCAATCTGGATGACGCCGATCCCGATGATGCTTCCTACTACCTGAGCGCCGGGCAGGACGGCTTGCGGCACGCGTGGTTGGTGGACAACACCGCCATGACGGTTGCCGCGGGCGGCGATGCGCTGGCAGACGCCGACATCGTGAGCGTGATGGGCAAGATGGGTAAATACGCCGCCGACCCCACGCAGCTCGTGATCGTCTGTGACGTGGGCACGTACCTGTCGGGCTTCCTGGGCCTGACCAACGTGGTCACGGTTGACAAGTTCGGCCCCGGCGCGGTGGTGCTGACCGGGCAGCTTGCGGCCTATCGCGGCGTGCCGATCATCGTGAGCGCGTCGGCCCCCAAGACCGAAGCGGACGGCAAGGTGAGTAACACGGCGAGCAACAACACGCTCGGCCAATTCAGCATCTTCAATCGCAACATGTGGTACGCGGGCTTCCGGCGCAACCTCCTGATCGAGACCGACCGCGACATCCAGAAGCGCATGTACATCATGGTGACGAGTCTGCGGCAGGCGGTTGCGGCCCACGGCACGCGCAGCACGCAAACGCACACCGCGGGCGCGGTCAACATCCTGATTTGAGCCGGCGGCGCGAGAGGGGCGGGCGACAATCCGCCCCTACCC